TCAGGCGCCCGTGGGTACCACGCTAGCTATTCTTGAGCGTACTTTAAAAGTGATGTCTGCTGTTCAGGCACGTATTCACTACTCATTAAAACGCGAGTTAAAGTTACTTAAGAAAATCATAGCCGACTACACACCAGAGGAATATGACTATGAGCCAACCGAAGGATCCCGTCGCGCTAAAAAATCAGACTATGATAATGTCGATGTTATCCCGGTCTCGGATCCCAATGCGTCGACCATGGCGCAAAAGATTGTCCAGTACCAAGCGGCGCTTCAGTTGGCCCAGACGGCACCCCAGCTTTACAACCTCCCTCTCTTGCATCGTCAGATGCTCGACGTTCTGGGGATTAAGGATGCACAAAAGCTGGTACCCATGGATGAAGATCAAAAACCGACAGACCCGATCAGCGAGAACCAGAATCTTCTCAAGAATAAGCCGGTTAAGGCATTCTTAGCGCAAAACCACGCTGCACATATTGCTGTTCATATGTCGATGGCTCAAGATCCTAAGATTCAAGCTTTGGTTAAAAACGTACCACAATTAGCTCAGCAGCTAGAAGCAACGTTGATGGCTCACGTATTTGACCACTTAGGTATGCAATACCGTATCGAGATTGAGAAGCAGTTGGGTATGGACTTACCTCCACAACATGACGAGAATGGTGAGGATATTAATATGCCTCCAGATGTAGAAGCTCGTTTGTCTCCGTTGTTGGCTCAAGCCGCAGCTCAGTTATTACAACAAAACTCTGCACAAGCTGCACAACAGCAAGCACAGCAACAGGCTCAAGATCCAATTATCCAGATGCAAATGCAAGAGCTACAGATTAAAGCCCAAGAGCAGCAACGCAAAGCTCAAAAAGATATGGCGGACATCCAGCTTGACCAGGCGCGTTTAGCACTAGAACGTGAACGTATGCAGATGCAAGCTCAGACTGATATTGCTAAGACAATGGCTACCACTCAAAAAGAAAAAGAGCAGATGGCTATTGATCTAATGAAATACCAAAAAGATAAAGAGCATGACACGAAAAAACAAGATAAACAACTTTTAGCCCAAGGGTTACAGCAAGCTCATCAGTTTGCCGACTCCGAAGAGAACCGGAAACAACAATCCGAAATCAGCAAGCAAAAGTCTGAAAAACCAGAAGTAAAGGAAAAGAAAGGTAAATAATGGACGCATCTGACGTGCTAGTACAAGAGCTAGACGATAGGGTGAAGTACCTTAAAGATTGGTTAGGAAGCGGAGTTGCAAAAGACTTTGCGGAATACCAAAAAATATGCGGCGAGGTTAAAGGTCTACTTACCGCACGTCAAAACATAACAGACCTTAAACAAAAAATGGAGAACTCAGATGAGTGAAATCCTTATTGGCACAAACCCCAATAAACCAGAAATAGTAGGATCATACAGTTACACTGCAACAAATGAAGAGAAAGCTAGACAATTACCACAACCACAAGGTTATAGAATCCTTTGCGCAATCCCAGAGGCTGAAGAATCTTACGATAGTGGCCTATTAAAGTCTGATGAAACACGTAGACATGATGAGCTTTTAACTACAGTTTTATTTGTAGTTGATTTAGGCCCTGATTGCTATAAAGACAAAGATCGTTTCCCAAATGGTCCTTGGTGTAAACAAGGTGACTTTATTCTAGTACGTCCAAACGCTGGTACTCGCCTAGTAATTCATGGCAAAGAGTTCCGCATAATCAACGATGATTCCGTAGAAGCAGTGGTCCAAGACCCACGCGGTATTAGTCGTAAATTCATTTAAGGAGTGAAAAATGGCTGAAATTGAAAAAGAAGAATTTAAGTTTCCCGATGAAGTAGAAATAAATAACTCTGCAGAAACAGAAGATGCTGGTTTTGAAATTGAGATTGAGGATGATACCCCGTCTGAAGATAGAAACCGTGAACCAATGCCTAAAGAGATTGTTGAAAAGCTTGAGCAAGATGAGCTGGACAAATACTCTGATGAAGCTAAGGAAAAGCTGAAACAGTTACGCAAAGTTTGGCATGACGAGCGTCGGGAAAAAGAACAAGCTACGCGCGAGCGTGAAGAAGCGCTTGATGCTGCTGGTAAGTTGTTGAGTGAAAACAAGAAAATGCGCGAAATGCTCAATTCTGGTCAACAGGATTACGTTGCCGTTCATAAACAATCAGCAGATTTACAGCTTGAAATGGCTAAAAAAGCCTATAAAGAAGCGTATGACTCAGGTGATACTGATAAGATTATTGAGGCACAGCAAGCTATCACTAACGCAACACTACAAGTCGATAAGGTAAAAAATTATAGACCAGCCCCTTTACAGGAAGAAAGTTTTGTTGTACAAAGAGAAGAACAAAGGGCACAACCCCCTAGGATTGACGAAAAACTAAACTCTTGGCAGGAACGCAATGGTTGGTTTGGTCAAGACGAGGAGATGACTGCATCGGCTTTAGGCTTACACGAAAAGCTTAAAAAGCAAGGTGTTGTAGTTGGTTCCGATGAGTATTATGCGATATTGGACAAGACAATTCGCAAACGGTTCCCAGAGAATTTTGGGGATCAAGAAGTTGTAGAGGCTAAGCCAAGGGAGGATGCTCCTAAAGCCAAACCCTCCACGGTAGTAGCTCCGGCAACGAGATCAACCTCCTCCAAACAGGTTAAGTTGAAAACAAGCCAGGTCAATATAGCTAAAAAACTAGGTTTGACCAATGAGCAGTATGTCCGTGAACTTTTAAAAATAGAAGGAGCCTAAAATGGCTGAAATAAAGAACAAACTTAACCGAGAAGTAGAAACCAGAGAACTTTCAGAGCGCCCTAAGCAGTGGATGCCCGCAGAACTTCTCCCTGAGCCAGACAAACAGGCTGGGTATGCTTATCGTTGGGTTCGCGTTGCTAATTTAAACGCGGCAGACCCCCGTAATCTTTCAGCAAAACTGAGAGAAGGTTGGGAGCCCGTGCGTATTGAAGAACAACCAAAATTTCAACTGCTAGTTGATCCCAATAGTCGTTTCAAAGACAATATTGAGATTGGCGGATTGTTGCTTTGCAAAACTCCAGAAGAATTTGTTGACCAGCGTAATGCACATTATGCTAAACAGACACAAGCTCAGACAGAGGCTGTAGACAACAATTTAATGCGTCAAAGTGACCCAAGGATGCCCCTCTTTAATGAGCGTAAGTCCTCGACTAGCTTTGGCAAAGGTAGTAACTAACTTTTAATCTAGGAGATTTAAATGGCTTATCCAACCGTTTCAGCTCCCTATGGTCTAGAAGCGATTAACCGTGTTGACTTTATGCCCTATGCTGGGGCTACACGTCAGCTACCGATTGCCAGTACTTATAATACTGCGATCTACAACGGTGACATCGTTATGGTCAAAGGCGGCGGTATCATCAAGTCAAACGTAACTGTTGACTCTACAACTGACAATACAGCAAACCTTACTTATGGTGTGTTTGTAGGTGTTCAGTACGTTAACTCACAAGGCCAAACTGTACAAGCTCAATATTACCCAGGTAATGCTGCAGCGACTTCAGCAGTAGCTTATGTTGTTGACGATTCACAAGCAGCGTTTAAAGTGGCTGTTACCTTCTCTGGTAATGCAACTATTACTACTGCTAACGCTTCTGTTGTTGGCACAAACTTGTCTATCCGTCAAGGTACTGGCTCTGCAACTACAGGTAATTCCGGTTTATCCGTTATTGCTCCTGTAACAGGTACTGGTAATGCGGCAGCTTGGCCTGTTCGTGTAGTAGCAGTTGTCCCTGAGACAGCATCCGGTAACAACGCTTACACTGAAGTCGTTGTTAAGTTGAACAACCCACAAATTCTGTTGGCTGCGGCCCAGAATTATCTATAAGGAGCTATTAAATGGCTATTTCACGCGCACAGCTCCTAAAAGAGCTACTCCCAGGACTCAATGCCTTGTTTGGACTTGAGTACGCTCGCTACGGCGAAGAACACAAAGAGATCTACGAAACAGAGACCTCTGAGCGTTCATTTGAAGAAGAAACCAAATTATCTGGTTTCAGTGCTGCTCCAGTCAAGAACGAAGGCTCTGCCATCGCTTACGACAATGCTCAAGAGGCATGGACTGCACGCTACAACCACGAAACTATCGCCCTTGGCTTTAGCTTGACTGAAGAGGCAATCGAAGACAACCTCTACGATTCTTTATCAGCTCGTTATACCAAAGGTCTAGCTCGTGCTATGGCTTATACCAAACAGGTTAAGGCTGCTGCTGTATTGAACAACGGTTTCACCACTGGTTACAACGGTGGCGACGGCGTTCCACTCTTCAGCGCATCACACCCATTGGTATCTGGCGGTACAAACAGCAACATCCCATCTACTCCTGCTGACTTGAATGAGACTTCTTTGGAAGCCGCTGTTATTCAAATCGCTGCTTGGACTGATGAGCGTGGTCTGTTGATTGCTGCTAAGCCTAAGAAGTTGGTTGTTCCTCCTGCATTACAATTCGTTGCAACCCGTTTGCTCGAAACTGAAT